GTACTCGCCACCGCAAATACTAAGGGTAAAGGTTCAGACGACGGAAGATTTATTGGAACTAACGTGCTCAACGAAGCATTCCTTGAGCGATTCCCAGTTACCTTCGAGCAAGACTATCCCGCAGCAAGCACCGAAACAAGAATCCTACTAAACAACGGTTGCCAAAAAGATTTTGCAGACAACCTAGTCAAGTGGGCAGGTGTTATCCGTAAGACATTCTTTGATGGTGGTGTAGATGAAGTTATTACAACTCGTAGACTTGTACACATCACTCAAGCACACAAGATCTTTGGAGACAAGTTAACTGCTATCAAGAATTGTGTAGCACGTTTCGATGATGATACAAAGACCTCATTCCTTGATTTGTACACAAAAGTTGATGCAGGTGAGGAAATACTTGACAAAGAGGAGACCTCTGAGGTAGAATAACTGTATGAGAAAATTCAGTGAAGATGAAATCTTAAAAGAGATTTCTGAATATGTGAACAAAACCTACGAAGCACATTACTCCGTAGGTAGTGTTCAAACATTAGATCTTATTGAATCTGTCGGAGACGCAAAGGCATTCTGTAGGAGTAATATCCTAAAGTATGCCTCTCGTTATGACAAAAAAGGTACAGCACGTAAGGACATCATCAAGATAATCCATTACGGAATGCTACTATTACATTTTAATGATAAACATGACGGTAATTACCAAACCCACAATTGAAGTACTTAAGAACTTTTGTTCCATCAACAAATCTATTGTTATTAAACCAGGCAATCAAATTTCAACGCTCAGTATTAACAAGAACATACTTGCTATCGCTGATGTCGAAGAACAATTTGATTCGCAAATCTCTATCTACGACTTGGGTGTATTCCTTGGAGGTCTATCTCTGTTTGATCAACCTAAGATCGATACAACAGCAGAAAATTATCTGACAGTAAGTGATACACATGGTCGTACAAAGACAAGATTCTTTTATGCTGACCCTGATATTATTACTCAACCTCCTGAGAAAGAAATTGAATTACCTTCAGTAGATGTCAAGTTTAATCTTGAGGCAGGTGTACTGAATCAATTACAACGTGCAGCAAGTGTATATCAATTACCTGATTTATGTTTGTTCTCTACTGACGGTGTAATGCAGTTATCTGTCACAGATAAAAAGAATGATAGTTCAAATAGCTATAGTGTAGAAGTTGGAGAGTCTACAAAAGAATTCTGTTATTGTTTTAAAGTTGAGAACTTAAAATTATTACCAGGTACTTATCAGGTTTCAGTTAGTAAACATAATGTTGCATCATTTAAAGGTGATGGGATAAAATACTTTATAGCACTAGAACCAAACGCATGAACATATTCGTGACAGACCCTGACCCTATCAAGTCTGCACAAGTCTTACCTGACAAACATGTAGTAAAGATGCCACTAGAAACATGTCAAATGTTATCTATAGTTGCATCTAAGAAATGGGGTCATGGTTTTGGTGATCTGCCTAAGTTAGATGGCACACCATACAAAACAGAAAAAGGTGCATTTCGTAATCATCCATGTACTAAATGGGCACAAACCTATTGGGACTGGTTGTTAAGACATGGACTAGCACTATGCGATGAGTATAAGCATAGGTACAACAAGACACATAGTTGTCATTATACTCTTGATTTTGCAACACAAATATTCCCTAGAGATACACCTCAACCATACTGGGAATATGAATTTACAAGGGCAATGACTGATGAGTTTAAACATGACACAAGCATTGACACTTTTACTGCTTACAAGAATTACATTGGCAGCAAACCTTGGGTTGCATCTAATTATCTTCGTGACCCATCCAGAAAACCGAATTGGTTACCCTAAATTATGAGTGATTTTTTATGGGTGGAGAAATACAGACCAAAGAACATTGAGCATTGTATTTTACCACCATCTGTGAAGTCTACGTTTACAAGTTTCGTAGAACAGGGTGAGATTCCCAACTTACTTTTATCAGGCACAGCAGGTGTCGGTAAAACAACTATTGCAAAAGCATTGTGTAATGAATTAGGAGCAGACTTCTATGTCATCAATGGATCAGACGAGGGGAGATTCCTCGATACCGTCAGAAACCAAGCAAAAAACTTTGCTGCAACTGTATCACTTACAGCAGGAGCAAAGCACAAAGTCCTTATCATCGATGAGGCAGACAACACTACACCAGATGTACAACTCTTACTTCGTGCATCGATAGAAGAGTTCCAGAAAAATTGTAGATTTATATTTACTTGCAACTTCAAAAACAAAATCATTGAACCTCTACACAGCAGAACAACTGTAATAGATTTCAATGTTCGTGGCAAAATAAAACAACAACTTGCAGCATCATTCTTTGCAAGATGTAAAGGTATCCTTACTGCTGAAGATGTCACTTTCTCAGATAAAGTTCTTGCTGAAGTTGTTAACAAATATTTTCCAGACTTTAGACGTACCTTAAATGAATTACAAAGGTATGCATCTACTGGAAGTATTGATACTGGTATCCTTGCTACTTTGGGGGATGCTAAGATTGATAGTTTAGTTGTAGCATTGAAAGCAAAGAAGTTTAATGATGTCAAGAAGTGGGTCACACAAAATATAGATAGTGATCCTCAATCTATTATGAGAACATTATATGATAGTCTTGCTTCTATCATGACACCTCCTAGTATTCCTGCAGCAATTTTAATTATTGCAGATTATCAGTATAAGGCAGCATTTGTTGTCGATCAAGAGATTAACCTATTGGCATGTTTAACTCAGATCATGGTGGAGTGTAATTTCGATGTATCTTAAAACTCCACTACGATATCCTGGTGGTAAGTCTCGTGCTGTTAAGAAGATGGCACAATACTTTCCTGACTTTAATAACTATAAAGAGTTTCGTGAACCATTCTTAGGCGGTGGTAGCGTTGCTCTGTATGTTTCACAAATGTATCCTCACTTGGATATATGGGTAAATGATTTGTATACACCTCTAGCTACATTTTGGAAAGTTTTACAGACAGAGGGAATAGAATTATATAATGAACTTGTACAATTAAAGACAAGACATCCAGACCCATCATCAGCAAGAGGTTTATTCAATGATGCAAAAGACTATCTTGCTCAAAGCAAGAAAGAAGATTTCCATATTGCTGTTTCATTTTACATAATTAACAAATGTAGTTTCAGTGGTCTATCTGAGTCTTCATCATTTTCTCCTCAAGCATCAGATTCAAACTTCTCAATGAGAGGTATTGAAAAACTTAGATTCTATGAACAAGTAATTGAGAGGTGGTCTATAACTCATCTTAGTTATCATCACATGATGCCAAATACTAAAGAAACTTTTACTTACTTAGATCCTCCATACGAAATTAAACCTAAGTTATATGGTAAGTCAGGTAGTATGCATAAAGGATTCGATCATGATGAGTTTGCTCACACATGCAATACTTCTGTAGGAGATCAGATGGTGTCTTATAACTCGTCTAATTTGATAAAAGATAGATTCAATAGTTGGAACGCACACGAGTATGATCACACATATACAATGAGATCAGTAGGAGATTATATGAAAGATCAACAACAACGTAAGGAACTTGTATTAACTAATTATGGCATACGATGAACGCTATCCCTTAAAGGATTATCTAAACTCTATCAACTTGAATAAGAATAATTTGATGGGAGAAGATAGTGATCCTGCATGGAAGTCAAAGTATCCTGCGTATGTAATAAACAAGTGTATGTCACATCATATGGATACGGTGATGTATGCTAATGAGATGAATCAGTATTCATTTCTAGATTCAAAAATGCAATATGATTTTTATATACATATTGTTAGACCTAGAAGGAGATTTTCTCCTTGGGGTAAAAAACAGAAGATAGATGATCTCGACCTTGTGAAAAGGTACTATGGATATAGTACAGATAAAGCAATACAAGCACTAAGGATCCTATCCCCAAACCAAATTGATTACATTAAAGACAAACTGAACAAAGGGGGTAAGAAATGATTACTGAGGTACCGTGGACTAAGGATGATATGGTGGAGATATCTTTAAAGGAACCTGACGATTTCTTAAAGGTAAGAGAGACTCTCACAAGAATTGGGGTAGCATCCAGAAAAGAAAAGAAATTATATCAATCATGTCATATACTGCATAAGAAAGGGCAGTATTATATTGTACATTTTAAAGAACTATTTGCACTTGATGGTAAGAGAGCAAACTTATCTGAGAATGATGTACAAAGACGTAATAGAATTATTAAACTTCTATCAGATTGGGGTCTTGTAGAGATCGTTAAAGTAGATGAAGTTAAAGATGCAGCACCTTTGAGTCAGATCAAGGTGATAGCATATAAAGAAAAGCATGACTGGACACTTGAGTCTAAGTATAACATAGGTAAAAAGAAGCCAGTTAATGAATGATAATTATCTTTGGCGACCAGAGTGGATTAGATCACCTGGCTGGATCTTAGCTGAAGTTCCTGATGCAGTTCGTGCTGAGTTAGAAAATTGTATAAATGAAAAAGGTGGTGATGCTCGCGATACTTTAGGAGGGCATCTTGAACAATCTTGGCATCTTCCTATAAGAGAACATACCAAAAAGTTCACAAAAGATTTAAGTTGGAATTATATTAAAGAGTTTGGAACTACACTCAGTATGGGTGGAGGAGAAGAACATCATGATCCTGAGAAGGTAGACTTTGAATTGAAAAAATTATGGGTCAACTATCAAAAGAAACATGATTTTAATCCTATACATATTCATTCTGGTATTTTTTCGTTTGCTATTTGGGTGGTAATCCCATATGACATGAAGAAAGAGATGGAAAGATATAAAGAATGTAATAATCAGGAGACAGCATCTTTTCAGTTTCAATGGAATAGTCCTTTAGGAGGAATGGATGCTCAACATATCCCATTAGATAAATCATGGGAATGGAAGATGGCTCTATTTCCATCCAGAATGTATCATGGAGTCAATCCATTTTACACCTCTGATGAATATCGTATAAGTATTAGTGGAAATTTATATATTATAGATATATTAGAATGAACACATAACTATGGCAGATACTAAAGTGGAAAAACCTAAAGGTCCTATAGGTAAACTCAAGGAAGCAATGGACGACAAAGAAGAGCAACTTGCTATCCTTAGTACATTTGTACGACTAGGTATTTTGATCTGGTCTGGTGGAATATTGACATTAAATTATGTTACAATTCCAGGATGGGAACAAGATAAGATCGATCCAACTTTTATAGCTTCGGTCTTCACAGGGGTCACAGCTACTTTCGGCATTCAAGCGGGAGGTAAGAAAAAGAATGGTGATAGTGGTGGTGCAAACATCTCTAAGAAAGACATGGAAATGCTTATCGAAAAAGCAACACAGGCAGCACCAACTCAAACTATTAAGTTAGAAGTGCCTACAGTTAAAATTACCAGTTAAAATCATGCAAAAAATTATCAACGGAATTGCTATCTTAAGCGGTGTAGTATCACTAACAGTAGTTGGTAGCGGTGTAGTTATCTACTTACAGAAAGATGCTATCATTGACAATGTAAAGTCAAAAGTTATGGAGGCAGTAATGCCTGATATAGGTAGTGGTATCACAGATGCTATACCAGATACTACAGGACCAGCAGTACCTTTACCTTTCTAGAACAATGAACAAGTGGATTGGAATAAGTTTAGGCACCCTCTTCGGTGTCTCACATATTGGGATGATAGGATATATCGCCACAAACAATAAGAATGCATTACCTAACTTGGATATACCTGTAGGTGACTATACCTCTTATGTTGTCTCTGCAAATAAAGAGGGATATAAGATCAGTTATACTGCAAACGATCCAAAGACAGCATACATCACTAAGGATATTAAGACTAAGGGTGGTTTCTTAGGACTTGCTACAGAGACACAGAAGGTTGCTGAAGAATACTTCTTAGATGGTAAGACTAATCAGGGCGGTCCTGTATCTAACAAGAGATCTTGGATTGAACCTCTTGATGAGTTTGTCAAGAATAATCCAGAACTGTCACAGAAAGACCTTGCTTGTATCAAGGCAGTCGGAAGTGCAGAAGGCACAGGTAGACTCGTAGGTACTAGCGTTGGTGCAGCAGCAGCACCTACTCTTAGCACTATACCATTTGTAGGATGGGTAGCAGCAGGATGGGTAGCAATGTTTGGTGGTAACCAAGGTGCAGAGATCGGTGGAAATATGGCAGAGGACCTAAATAAAAATTGTTAGATTAAAATTATGAAAAAAACAGAGACTAGCGAGCAGTTGCTACAAAGGTTCTCTAAAAGAACTATGCAACTATCCTCAAGGAATGCTGAATTGAAACCTGCATACGATGAGTATGTAAAAAACGAGAGAGCACTAGCAAGGTTAGAGGGTTCTGTACAAGCAGTAGAATATATTGCTTTTGGTAAGATGCCTGGTGATGGCAACCATAATGGTATGAAGGATCATAAACCACATGGAAATACCTGAGATCGGGGTACAAAGTGTAAGTATACCTAGAATACAAGCACCTGGTATATACAATTACGTTCCACATACACAGAGGTACCCTTTTATATTACACATAGGTTCTCCTGTTGTTGACTTGCCTGGTTGTGTCAAGTTTCATCCAGACTCAGCAGACAATAGAGAAACCCCCAACCTAAAGGAAGAAGATTCCAATGGGACGAAGGTTCTTTGTGATGCAGACTATCCAACGTATGATGCGATGGATTATACACCAGAAGATTTATTAATATACAGAGAGACACCACCACCTAAGGTAGA